AATTCGGCACGGGAAAATCGATACCGCGATCGTGCACGGAGCCGCTGCGCTGTTCGCCCGTTAACTCGAATTGCGGAACCTGACCCCGGCGACCGACCGTTGTATCTGGAACCGTGAGATTATTCTCAGGCGGATAGAAATCGTATTTGAACTGCTCGGCTCCGACGCGAACGCGCGGCAGAACATCGTCGGCGATATAAGCCGCCGCTGGATTAGCAAACCCAACCGAGATCGCGGTGAGTGCCGCGTCAACGACAAAAGGACGAGGGGTGGACATGAAAGGCTCCCGTTATACGGCTGGGTGAAGGGCGAGGAAGACTTCGACGTAATCGCCGGGTTCTTCTGCATCGCCCAAGGCAGGCATCGACATTTCACCGGCGACGGCGGCAACCGCGCGGCCATCGGCATCAGAAGTCAAGCGGACATCTGGACCAAAGACGGCACCGGCCTCGATTTCAGCGGTCCCGGTCAGACGAACGTCAACACGCTGTCCGACCTTCGCCTCGCCGACCTGATCAGAGACACCGATCATTTTGGGGTCAGCGGCGGCGCATTGGATGACGTCGCCGTTCGCATCAAGTTTCACGAAACGGCGCGGGTTAACCGGCGCACCCTGGACAAAGGTGCGGATCAGTCCAGACGTAGTCGACATTTAGGCCTCCGAGGCTTCACGCTCAGCCATGCGAACGGCTTCGGCGTGGCTTATGCTTGGTTTTTCGACCATGATCGCGCTGGCGCGGTCACTGAGATCGGTGGTGGAATTGGCATCGGGCACCGTCGATTGGTCCGGGTCCGAGACCGCCGACAGGTTGATGATCGGTTTCGCGCCCTTAAACAGTCCTTCAAAGGCGTTTAACGCCGGCTCGCTCTTGCCATCGGAAAATGCGACCGGCTCATCGTCTTGTGCAAGGCGCTGGTGCAGATCGACGATCACGTCTTTCGCGGCAGGCGCAAGCTTGCCGTCTTTGACCAGACCATCGGCAAAGGACACGGCTGCACCTTTACGTTGCTCGAGCGCAGTGGCTTCGGCGGCGGCATCGCTCGCATCGACCTTCGCTTGAAGTTCGGCACTCTTTGCCTTCTCCGCTGCGAGTTGATCCGCAAGCGTGGGCGCGGGCTGCGCGGCTGGCGCAGGATTTGGTGGGGGCATCTTTGGCTCCGGTGAAGAAAATTGAGGTTCATTTTCGGGCTTGACCGCATCGGCTGCGCCATCCGCATCATCGATCACGTAAGCAGGGATGACTTTATCCGCCTCTTCGACACCTTCGCGCTCGATGAGCCATTCGCGAATTCCGCGAAAGACGCGCTTGACCGAGTCCCATCCCCACATCTCGTCATAACTTTCGAGATCAATAGAGATAATCCCGGCATCATCCGAAAAGCTGATCGGCGTGAGATTTGGAATAGCCGGACGCTGTGCGCCCAGCACACCAACATGGCGCAGCGTCGGCGTCTCAGGTGAAGGACTGTTGCTATGGCCTTCCGGCCACCATGAGATTGAGACGTTTTTGTACTGGCCACCTTCGACGGCAGAAGCAAGATCAGGCGCGACCTTGTCCACATTGCCCCAAAGGTTCCCAGCGGCATCGACTTCAACGGTATCGACCCAGCCGTAAGCGGGCGCGCCATCGGCGGGATGACCGAGAACCAGCGGGGCGGAACTTTTTTGATAGCTGCTGGCCAAAGCCGCAATCGTATTCGAGCCAAGCGTGACCTTTCGGCCTTTGGCATCGGTGAAGGTTCCGGGCTTGGCGAGATGTATGCGTGTCGTCATGGGGCGACAGTGCAAATCGCGCCCGTCCATTGGTAGTCCGAAGGGCTTCGGAACCGGCGAATTTGGGTCAAATCAGCCCAATTGCCCTCGTATCGGTATCAGCGACCGGGGCAAGCGTCCAGAGGATCAAATTTGAAACGGGAAACAGCAAAAATTAAACGGGGGTTCGCCCGCGCATGGCCCATCGGGCCAGAAAGCGCTTAGCGGCGATCCTGAGCGATCCTGAACGGTCTGTTTAGGGGCTAGTCGTCCTCGTCGTCGGCGTAGACGGGTCGCTCACGCGGACAGATCGCATCAATCTCGGATTCCGTAGCCGGTGTGCCTCGTTTAACGGCCCGGTCCAGCAGCGCATCAATCGCTTCGACCTCAGCCCCAGCCTGCAGCATCGCACGGGTATCGACATCATCGAACGCCTCTAAATAGAGGGTTAACGGTGATTTCGGGTCCACATCGTCTGTTAAGGCTTGTTCTGTGTCCATTAACGTTTCTGCTGAGCCAAACTGGTCAATATCTCCATGTAAGCACGATCAGTTGCCGGCGCAAGTCTTCGCAAAATCCCAATCCAGAATGCATCGCCGCTCCCGATAACACTAGCCCAATTCGCAAAACCTTCCGCCCCATTCCCATCGCCAAGTTCCGTGGCTGTGGCTCCGCGTTTACGGTAGTAAGAATTCTTATGCCCCCAACGATACCGCAATTTGTTGTTCGTCGCCGCGCCGATGAAATCTTGCAACATAGCAACGGCGTCTGCCTCCCGGGTTCCGGGAAATAGCCCCGCCGCGTCGAATATTTTATGTGTATAACGCGCTTCAAGCGCAGCCAGTAAATCCAACGCCCGATCCCGAAAGTCGTCTGCCCCTTGAAGCCCAACATTCAAATCATCAAAACCCATACCGAACCGCCGGGCTTCGGCACTGATCACGGCATCCATTCCTTCAAGTTCTGCGCGATCTTCAAGTGCCCGGCGTGCCTTCACGAACGAAAGGCGACGATCAGAAGCGATCAACGCCTTACCGTCCTGATCCAAAGCGTCCAGCGCGGCTTTATCAGCACTGGCGGCCTTTAACCGGTTCGGGCCGTAATCCATCGCGTGCCCGAACTCGTGCCGGAAGACGGCGTTGTATTCTGGCGTGCCTTTGGTCAGATGATCCATATCAAGACGCCGTGCGATCTTTCTGGACGAAACGCGCATAAAAACAGCGCCTGCACGCGCATGTGTGAGGCTGGTCAGCTTCGGCGTCGCATTGATCGCGGCCACCATTTCCGGCGGAGCAAAGGCAAATCCTTCACTGATTTCCTTCTTGGCTTTGCCAATTCCGGCGAATGGATCAGATGCGGGTTCTGCCTTCGCTGGCGGCGGCGGCGAAACTGGCGGCGGCGGCGATGGCGGCGGCGGTGCGCCGGGCACTGGATCAAACCCACCGGTCGCAGGATTGAAACGCGCTTGGCCGGGATTGCGCTCAAAACCGGGACCAATGCCGTCAGGGACATGGATGATCTCGCCCGTGCGTGGATTTGTTTTCGGGGTTGTTGCCATCATGGGACCAACCTCGTCTTCGCCGGTTATGCTCAGACCATCGCGTTCCAAGACGCGCTTGCTGATTTGCTTGACCAGGCACGAGCAGAACCAATCGTTTTGCGGCCAGTGCGTATTCCAGAACGGATGATCGACCGGCAGGGTGGCACCGTGGAAAGGCTTATGCGAGTCGCGCTTGGTTGGGCGATCAACCTGAACATAGGTCAGGTATGGCATCAGCTTCTTATTCCGCTGCGCCCGCGCCCAGCGGCCTGCGCTGTTGGCCGTTCGGATGTTGGTGTCATAGATGGTTCGGAGCCGGTGCGCCGATCCAAGCTGGGCCTCGACAATCTCTCCGGTCTTGGGATCAGGAAGCGGCACGCGGCCCCACCAGCCGAATTCTTGGAGGGTCGGCGTCAACTGCTTTTTGAACTCTTTAAACGGGATGCCCTTTTCCAACGCTTCGTCGAGCTGGTCCCGGATCGCCTTCAGGACATCATCGTTCATCGCCTTCGCGACGGTGAAGGCATGGTCGTGCTCTGCGCCCCAAACGTCTTTCCAATTGAACCGGTTTAGCGCGGGAGCAAAACCTTTGCCTCGAAAATAATCGAGGGCTTCGGTATTTGGCAGCGCTTTAAACTCAAACTGCGTCATGCCTCTTCGACCAACTGACCTTCGCGGATTATGGCGCCGACTTCACCGCCAATGCGCGCGGCGAACATGGCCTTCGCAAGATGCTCGCGAACCGACCCGAGATCGGGATCAGCCGCGTCAAGGGCGGCGGCGATATCATCGAAGGACTCGGCAGCGGCGAGGCGTTCCACCAAAGGCGCGAGCATATCGACTGCAGCGGCGGGAGCGGTGCCATCGGCGACCAGGCTATCAACGAAGGTGCTAATCGCATCCGGCTCGTCGCCATCGGCCAGACGCGGCGGCGGTTCTGGCGTATCCAAAGGCGGAGCGCCATTCAGACCCATCGGCGGCTTGGGTTCTTTGTATTCATACCCTTCACCATAAATCCGCGTGATCCGTTCTTCGGTCGGAACCCAGCCAATCCGCGCCAGCTTCTCGTCGCGCGAAGCCGCCTCGTCGGCATCCTCGGTTTCGACCTTCTCTCGCTTCAGGATCGGTACCGCCGCCCGGTCTCCGTAATTCCATTCCGTCCACCATTGCACCGGCCCTTCATTGAAGGACTCGCAGAGCAGCGTTGCATCGGCGGCGGCGACTTCATCCCGCACTTCCATGTGAACCGTCGATTGCGACTGGCTGGAGCC